AAACTTGTTTGCCATGCCCTCAATTGTCGGTGCAAGCTGAATAACAGCAGTTTGAAATGCTCCGGTAAATACGCCTCGCAATCGCGTTATCGCATCGTTGGCGGCCTCGACCTTGTAAGCATCGAGCCGGGAAAAAGTAATTCCGAGCTTGTCAGCCTCTTTTCTAAATTGTTCAATTCCCTGGCTGCCTTCTTGTAAATAATTAAGTATCGATGCGCCGCTTCGGCCAAACAATTGATTGGCAACGGCCGCTTTATCCGCCGCCGTCGGCAATGCGTTGATCCGGTCGGCAACAACTTTAAGATTGTCAATCAGTCCCCTGCCTGCGAGTGCATCGGCAGATAGTTTCAGAATGTCAAAGGCCTGCTTTGCCTCACCTGTCCCCATGCGAACTTCGCCGATTCGCCTCATGAATATTTCGGCTGCTTTTGCCGATGTTTCCAGTGATACCCCGGATATATTTGCGCCGTGCTGGAAAGCAGTTAAATCTTCCGTTGCCACACCAAGTCGGTCAGAAAGTTTCGCAGTTGCATCAATATTGTCCATCGTCTTCTTCAACATGTAAGTCAAACCGCCGACGCCGGCGGCAGTCAAAGCCATTGCGGCCACGCTGCGAAATGTTCTGCCCAACCCACCGAAAACACGGTCGATTGTGCCGAGGGTTCGGCTGGCCTCATCGCGGGCCTTGATTATCATTTCAACGGTTCGTGCTGCCATCAGTCTTCCTGAATCTGCATTTTATTTTTCCAGTATTTCTGTTCCTGCCACACGAACCGGGCCGATTCGACAAACATCTTCGACTGCTCGAGCGAGCCGCCCGCTACCGGCGGCAGGCCCTTCTCGTACAATTCCGCCAGCTCGATTGCCAGCCAGATGTCCGAGGTCACGATTTTGAGGGGACACTGCGTAATCTCGACAGTCCCTTTCTTGCGGCAGAACTCGCAGCCCAAACCGCCGCAACTCGGACACTCCATCTCGATGGCAAGCAGCTCTGTCGGTGGATTCTTGCAATTTTTTACTCCTTTGCAGCTTGAGCAGATTGCTCCGTATTTGAGTCCGATGGCGAGCCTAATTTTTTTTTATCATCGAAGCCGGGCCGCTGGAGAACAACGCAGTGCATCAGTTCGATAAATTCGCTCAGAGTCAAAATGCTGCGAAGCTCCTCGATGGCGAAGGGTATTTCCTTCTGCGCCTCTTTGTCCAAAAGGTTCCGCCAGCCGCAGATACCTTTTTTAACTATCTGTTCGGCCGCATCCATCCGCTCGCGGGCGTTGTCGAGTTTGGCGAACTTTTCATCAAGTTCTGCAACATCGAGCCACTCGGCAACCGACAGGCACCGGCAGACAAATACCGCCTGCTCTTCGGCGGGCAGGTCCTTGTCCGCGGTCAACACGACATCGAACGTCGATTTGGTACTGAATTTAATGGGCATGTTTTTCCTTTCAATAAAAGTTTTAAGCTTTAAGCTTTAAGCTTTACAGTTTACGACCTGTTTTTTCCGGTTTTTCCGGCTTTATTTTCGCCAGGTACCTTTGCCTGGTCTTTTCGCTGAGCGAATTCCAGAGTACTCTTATCTGGTCATCGGTTGCGTTTTCGAAGCCGCCGCAACTGTGAATTATCGCCGACCTGATTGTCTGAATTGTTTCTGCCATTGTCGCTCCTTAATTTGGGCTGTAAGCTTTAAGCTATAAGCTGTAAGCTTTAAGCTGCTTACGGCCTACGGCTTACAGCTTACCGCTTTTAAGTTACCGCTATCGATACGGCATCGCCGCCGGTGGAGTGATTGCACTGGCCGGTGATGTTATAAATCTTGATACCGCTGCGATCGCCGGGGGTAACTTCCTTGTACTGGACCTTCGGCAGCGTAAATGTCACGGTGTCGGTTGCTCCCAGGACCAGGGATACCGCCGCCTCGGTGCCGTTAAAATAAGCCCCGTAGTAATCGTATCCGGCCACAAGGTCGGCCTCGGGGTCGATGCCGATCTGCGGGTCATTGTCGGTTATCGCGTAGTGAGCTATGCCGCCGGTGCCGGTTACGCTGCCCCGCATCGCGACAACGTTCTGCATGTCGAGTTCGAAACTGGCTATTTTGATTGCAAGTGTCGCCAGGGTAAATGTGCCGCCTTCAAGCTTCAGCGGCGTTGTGGTTGCGGGCGTCCATGCGGGCATCGCCTCATCCGCCAGACCCGCTAAATTTTCGTCGGTCGCCCAGATGCCGCTAAAAGCAAAATCAAGTATCCACTTTTTGCCCGCCTGCCCGGTGAACCTTACGTTGCCCATCGCGCCATAAATCGCCTTGTGTGCCCCATCTTCCCACACCTCTATGGTAATAGTCTTTTGTGTGGCGACCGTCTGGGCAAGGGAATAAACTTCAAGCGTTTTTATAAAGCCGCAGGCCTGCAGCAGAATCGCAAGGCCGGCCTCCAAGCCGTTGGAGCCGGTGCCGCGAAGCTCGATCTTGAACGTGCACGTGCCGCTTCGCTCACCTAAGATGCCGGGGTTGTTGTTGCCGAGGTACAGGCCGCTGCCCTTTCGCTGCTCGTACGGGCTGGTGGGCTTTATGTCCAGATCGTATACCAGTATCGCCTGGTCGGTCTCGATCTGCGTGCCCATTGCCGCCTCCAGTTTTATTTTAATTACCTGTTTTCTCGTTAAAAGTGGGGCCGAAAGTGCCATAATATTCTCCTTGCAAAAAGTTAAAAGTTAAAAGTTAAAAGTGCAAATTTGAGTAATTTCTTCCATTTTGAATTTTTAATTTTGAATTTTGCATTTGTATTTACATCCTCGTGTACGGGTCATCGAATTTCGTCCGGTAGTGGACCGCAATATTTACCGCGATGCCGCTAAAGCCGCGGTCATCCTCGAACTTGTAGCTTGCAAGGGTGTGGGTATCGATGGCGTAGCCGCCTCTTTCGCAGTCGGTCCGCAGCTTGGCGATGATGTCGGCCTCGACCTGGCACAGCCGCGTGTCGAGCGAGGCGGTTGCAGCGTCACTATCGAGAACGATCGCGATGCAGGTTACCGGCAGCATCCATTCGGCGCAGCCGACGGCGGGGCCATCAATTTTTTCCTCATCGCCCATCGCGACAATCACCTGGTGATTGAGGGGTGAAAATTCGCCGAAGTCGTTGCGGGTACTTCTAACGGCGGTCAAATCCTGGTTGTAACTGTTGACCTCGGTTATCGCGTTTATCGCGGTCTCGATGTCCTGCAGAATGTACTCCTTGACCGGGTACCGGGCGACGGTTTCGATTTTGATGCTGGACAGTGAAACAGGGTAGCCGCTGCCGGCGAAGCAGATTCGGGCGGGCGAGCTTGCGCCCGCCACTACATTGCCGCTCACCTCACCGGAGCCGGTTATTTCCAGTTTCGATGTCGCGTGGTCGCTGAGCTGCACCCAGGCCGGGCCGCTTGTGCCATCGGCGGTGACGGTCACCTTGTAGGTCCTGCCAGCGATCAGTGTCGCTAAGGCAATGTAGCAAATACTGTCATCCCAATCGGCATCGTTTACGAGCCGGCCGTTCTCGGCATCGTAGCTCCAGCCGAGTTCGCCCAAAACCCAGTCACCCTGACCGCTCGAAAAATTGTGTGAATATAATTCAATCATAAAAGTTCAAAATTCAAAGTTAAGGAGTCCGTAATTTTGCATTTTTAATTTTTAACTTTTAATTTTTATGCTGCCTCCGCGATTTCGCTTAGCCTGCCGATGACATCGGCAGCGCGGGCAACAACGTTTTCCTGGGCCCGGGCGAGCAGCAGTTTTATCTGGCTGTCGATATTTTTTTCGAGCGTTTCCTGCGCGTGGGCGTAACCGGACATCACCATCGGGGCGGACCTGCGCCACGCCTCACCGATACTTATCCCCTTAAGTCTTCTGACCGGAAAGCGTCCCACCAGCTTGCCATCATCACCTTTTACGCGGACCCAGACATTTTCCGCATTGTTCATCGTCGCGATAAAGGCGTGCGGGATGGTCTTGCGCCCGCGGGCTTTGTCGATGCGGTACGAGACGCCGGTTCGTGTCTGGCGGGCGCCGAAGCGAATCAATCCGTGCCGGTGGCGGCTCAAATTGACCGAAGCCTGCCACCTGCTGTACGTGGCCTTTCGAATCGAAATGTCCTCGCGGATTTCCTTTTGTTTTAGGGCGATTTTGCTCGAAATGTCGCGGACCATCTTGGCCCGCACGCTGGTCGCGGTCTTGTTGATTGCCCGGCTCATCACCTTGGGCAGGGCCTTTGGAATATCGGCAAGCATCCGCTGAATTTCGCGGAGCCTTTTTTCATCAACTCTGATCTCTAAATCCATTACCTCACCTCGTAAGTCACAAATGCCGCATCCTGCTCTAAAATGCCGACAATCTTTACCGTCGATGGGTCAGCCCCTTGGGTCTTCGGCAAAAGGGCGGTCGCCAGGGCCGAATTGAACTCGGCGGCACTAAGACCGGTAGTTGCGTCGTTATCGACCGTGATGGTTATTTTTTTACTCGTCCCGCGGGGGGCGGCCGGCACATTCGAAGAGGCGCCCGATTCGTAGCTCACGATCGCCTCGACCTCGCGGGTGGTTGCGCCATCGGGGTAAACGGTGATTGTTTGGCCAAACGCACTCTTAAAGTGGCTGCTGGCATCGGCGGCATATGTGTCAAAAACAGTCGTCATTTAAATTCAAAACTTAAAATTAAAAATTCAAAGTTAAGGAACTCCTCAACTTTACATTTTGCACTTTTAACTTTTAACTTTACTCAAAAACTTACAAAGACATCGGTTTTGTTTATTTTCAGACCGCCGGTGCGGCTCCAGGAAATATAAACACGGCAGATGTCGGCGTCGGTCTTTGTCTCGGCGCCGGCTGTGCCATCGCGAACAATAGCCCAATACTCACCATCGGGCTGCAGCGCAGGGACATCTGCAAGCCACTCGTTTGAAACCGAATCCTGGTAAAACCTGACCGCGGCATTTGCGTAGGTCGCGGTCGCTGCGCCGGTCGATCTGTCGTAAAAACTGCCGGTCCCGACGCCATCGCCCCACCGCATCAAAACGATGTACGGGGCAGAGGCCCCGGCATCGGCAACAGCCTTGCCGGAAAGAGGGATTTTACTTTCCCCTGTAGCCGTACCCAGCACACCCGCCCCGCCGCAGATAACCGCAGCCATGCAGCAAAGAATCAATACGCAGATTGCAGTTGTTTTAAGTCGATT